CCTTTTCCTGGTTATATAAGCAATTTGCGTATTGTTAAAGGTACAGCAGTTTACACTAGTAACTTTACTCCGCCAACAGTTCCGCTTACCCCAATTACTAACACGGTTTTGTTAACTTGTCAAGATAATCGTTTTAAAGATAATAGCACTAATAACTTTACAGTTAGTGCTAACAACACTCCTAAAGTTCAAGCCTTTCAGCCATTTGTTAAACCTACAGCATACAGTGCTCAAACTTATGGTGGCAGTGGGTATTTTAATGGGTCAACGGATGACATAAGTTTTGCAATTAATAGTGCTTTTACTTTAGGAACAAATAATTTTACTATTGAAGCATGGTTGTACCCATTAGGTCTTGCTGATAGCAATACTGCACTTGCTTTAGACTCTAGTGCTTTTCCAAGAGTAATGTGGATTTATACTGGCGGGGCATTTCATGTATATGCAAGTGCAAGTGGTTCATCATGGCAAATTGACCAAACACCAACCCTTGTTATTAACGCATGGAATCATTTAGTTTTTCAAAGAAACGGAAATGACTTTAGAACATTTATAAATGGTTCAATTGTAGCAACAACAACAAATTCTTTGAATTTTCCTGCTCAACGAAGCACTGGGTATATTGCTCGCGGAGATTCGACAAGCCAAAGATGGAATGGATATATTTCTAATTTTAGAATTGTAAATGGCACGGCGGTTTATAGCACATCTGGTTTTACACCACCAACCGCCCCAGTAACGGCAATCACAAACACGAGCCTCCTTACTAACTTCACCAACGCCGGCATTTACGATGCCTCAATGCAGAATTTGATTACTACTGTTGGCGATGCAGCGGTTTTTCCAACCACAAGTCGTGGAACAGTAGCTGCAAAGTTTGATGGTAGCGGAGACTACTTAACCACTCCATTAACCGCAGCTACAACTATTACCAGCGGTGATTTTACAGTAGAGTGCTGGATAAATACTAGCACAACTGCAGCATCGCAAGCAATAGTAGGTACTCGTGAGGGTGATGCAACTACAAATATTAGTTGGGGCATATATTTATCAGGTGCGCAACTTGGATTTGGCTCTTATAGTACCTCTAATACACTAATAGCAAACTTAACACATCAAACAACACTATCAACAAATATCTGGTATCATTGTGCGCTTGTAAGAAACGGGTCTACTTTTACACTATACGTAAACGGTATTCCTAGTACAACAACAATATCTTCCTCAGCAACAATTCAGCAACCAGGCAGTACTTTGTACATTGGTAAATTTGGTGCAGCATCTGCTTTACCAAACAGCGGTAGTACAATTGGAGCATTTACAGGCTATATTCAAGATTTGCGTATTGCTCGTGGTGTGGCTAGATATACTGGACCATTTACACCACCTAGTACAGTATTAGCAAGTACTGCTACTACAGCTACTAGTACCACTAGTACAATTGCAACTACTGCGCAAACTTATACTTTAAGTACTAGCAGCGGTACTGTAAATGAGGGCAGCAGTGTTACCATTACCTTAACTACCACTAATGTAACTAATGGTACACAAGTGCCCTATTTGATTACTGGTGTTACTAGTGCAGATATTGGTGGTATGAGTCTTAGTGGAAACTTTACGGTTAATGCCAATACAGCCACACTTACAATTAGCGCTACTGCTGATAGTTTAACTGAGGGTAATGAAACACTTACACTTACACTACAAGGCATTACGCCTACCACTACAGCTACAGTAACTATAGTAGACACTAGCCTAACACCTACCTATGCTTTAAGTAGCAGTGCGGCTACTGTTAATGAAGGCAGTAGCTTTACCGTTACCTTAACCACTACTAATGTGGCTAATGGCACACTTGTACCATACACTATTACTGGTATTAGTACTGCAGATATTGGTGGTATGAGTCTTACTGGAAACTTTACGGTTAATGCTAATACAGCTACACTATCAGTTAGTGTAACTGCTGATAACTTAACCGAGGGAAGCGAAACCTTTACTATTACTCTAGACAGCATTTCGCCTAGTGTAAGCACTTCAGTAACTATTGCAGATACTAGCGTGTACGCAGGTTTAGTGGCTACTGGTGGTAGCGTAACCACAAGTGGCAGCTACACTTATCATACATTTACTAGTAGTGGTACATTTACTGTAAGTTCCAATCCTAGTAATCGCACCTATGACGTACTTATTGTAGGTGGTGGTGCTAGTGGTTCTAGCACTAATGATGCTAGTTGGTGTGGCGGAGGTGGTGGCGGTGGCCAAGTACTTGAATACTTTAATCAAACTGCCAGTACTAGAACAGTAACTGTTGGTGGAGGCGGTGCCGGAGGCATGAGATCTGTACCTGGTACTGGTAATGGTGGGGGCAGTAGTTCGGTAAGTGGTATAGGAACAGCTGCTGGTGGTAATGCTGGTGTTGGCACAGACTATACTAACTGGGGTTCTGGTGGTAGTAGTGGTAGTGGTTACGGCGGCGGCGGTTATGCTGGCAGTAATGGTCAGCGTAATGCTGGTGGCGGTGGCGGTGCTGGCGGTGCTGGTGGCGAACCAAATAGTTTTGGTTATCCTCCTGGCAATGGCGGCAGTGGCGGTGCTGGTGTTACTAGCACAATAACTGGTCAAACTTATGGTGGCGGTGGTGCTGGCGGTACAAGCTATCCTGGTGGATACTATGCTCCAGGCGGCAGTGGTGGTGGCGGCAGTGGTGGTGGTTCAAATGCCTCAGGTATTGCTGGCCAAAATCCTGCTGGTGGTGATGCCTACTACTATGGCGGTGGTGGTGGTGGCGTTGGCAGAGCTGCTAGTGCAAGTCGTTATATTGGTGCTGGATCTGCTGGCATTGTTGTTTTTAGATACTTAACCTAATAAATACGTGGCCTTATGGCCACGTATTAAAACCAGAGATAAAAAATGTTTATAAGTAATGAAAACTTTGTAATCAAAGATCACACTGAGTGGTTTCCAAATACTAGTTTTTCACCACAAGCACTTACTAAAGAAAGTTTCTTAGAACGAGGATTTTATTTAACTAGTTCTTGGAAAGATCACGACCCTAAACTGCAGAAACTGGTGCCTACAGCACCATATCTGCTGGGTGATATGGTGTATTTGGTGGAAGTAGTGGATATTAGTGGTGAAGAACTAGCACAGCTACAGACAACTGAGTGGGCTAAGGTTCGCGAACGGCGTAATCAGCTGCTCCTAGTCAGCGACTGGACTCAGCTTGGTGATGCACCAGTTAATCAAACAGTTTGGGCTCAGTATCGTCAACAACTGCGTGATGTTACACTGCAAGCAGACCCCTATAATATCCTATGGCCCACAGCGCCCAGCGAGGTAGCAAATGCTTAATGACGTAAAAACAATCCTAGCCGTATTTATAGTTGTTATCCTAGCCAGCTTAGCCTGGCTAGGCTACAACCATGTGCTAGACAAGGGTCGTGCTGAAGCTAAGCTAGAGTGTCAACAAGAAAAAGCAAAATACGAAGCTGAGCTACAACAAAAAATTAAAGACTTAGAGGCGGCACTTACAGAAACTGCCCAAGCTAGTGAATTGAAGCAGCAAGAGTTAGGCAAAACTATTCGTGACATTCGTAATCGCCTGAAAAATCAGCCGGTTAGTGTTGTGGAAAACGGACAGTGTATGCCTACTATAATTTTTATTGACAGCATTAACAAAGCAATTTCTAAAGCCAACAGAGAATGAAAAAACTAGTTTTAATTCCACTAATATTGTTAGCAGGCTGTGCGTGGTTTAAAAAATCCACGCCAGAACCGCCAGCAATACCTGCTACCGAAAGTCGTGTGGTAGTAGACCCTAAATCGCTGCAGGCCTGCGAATCCCTACCTAAATTTTTAGGCAGGGATTATGTAGAGCTTGCAGATCATTACCTGATCATAATTAACCTTTACGGTCAGTGTAGCCTTAAACAACTTGAAAGTATTACTATTATTCGTAAGCTTTCAAATCTGGACAAATAAAATGAAAGATCACCTACGTTTTCGTAATATTTTTATGATTGGTGGTACTATCATTGTTATGGTTTACTTGTATCTTAGTGACCCTAACGGTGGTAACCTTACTATTCCATTCTTAGCTAAACTGGCTACTCCAGTAGTAGCTGTGTGGTTTGCACACCTAGCCAGGCGTGCCTTATTTGACTACGCTGACATGGAAACACTGCTGAAAAAGGCACGCGAAACCGCCACTGGCGCAGGCTTGGCATTTTTAGGTCTTTGCCTAATTATCTACGGCCTACTCTCACTATTCGGTTCGCAAGTATACGCACAACCAGTAGCCAGCTATATTCCTGAACAAGCACATCAACATCTACCTACTTTACAGCAAGAAAAAGACAAGGTTTGGGCCACACACCCAAAGCCTCATACCTTGCTAGTCTAATAGAGCACGAGTCTTGTATCTCCTTAAAACACTCACGTTGCTGGAATCCTAAGTCTAGACTTAAGACTCCTAGAGAGGAAGGTGCAGGACTTGGTCAGATTACCAGGGCTTTTCGACCAGATGGAAGTATTAGGTTTGACGCTCTTGCAGACCTAAAGCATAAATATCCCAAAGAATTATACGATCTTAATTGGCAAGTAGTTTACGACAGACCAGACCTACAAATTCGTGCATTAGCATTAATGATGCGAGATAACTATCAGGCTTTTGATAAGTATGTTTTGGACAAACGTGAAGCCTATGCATTTGCAGATGCTGCCTATAATGGAGGTTTGGGTGGAGTTAATAGTGAACGTAGAGCTTGTAAACTAGCAAGCTGGTGTGATCCTAACCGGTGGTTTGATAACGTGGAGAAACTTTGTTTAAAGTCTAAGG